TAACCTTAATGAGTTTACAGATCCAAGTAACTTCAAATCATATGATAAGTTGAAGCAACGTTTAGACTCTGTTCTTGGTCTTAAGAAGCCAGTCAGAGCACCTATCGCTGAAGAGGAGTTAGAAACTGAAGATGATGGTCGTGGTTCTTATACCGCACCAGTTGCAACAGAACCAGTTCGTGAAGTTGCATCAGTTGAATCTACATCAGAAGATGAAGATGATGAGTCACTAAGTTATTTCTCTCGATTAGTTAATTCGTAATTAGTCGAAGGGAGTACAAAAGATCTCTATGTAGAAAGAGTGCCCTTCTCGCATAGTCACTATGTTTTGATTGTTTGTTTTTACTTTAAATATACCCACCGTTAGCTCTAGACGGTGGGTTTTTTTATACCCCAAATACTCTTGGATTATATGTTCCTTTTACTTTATTTGAAATAAAGTCTGATGATTGATTATAGGTCATGATTTCTCTATGATCATTTAAAAATGTATTTAAAAATATGGGTTTTAATATTTTAATTTTTCTTTTTTGATCATTTAATTTTACTTCATATTGGTAATTTGTTATTTCTGATACTACTTGACTTGAAAGAACTTTTACTACTTGCCCAGAAAAACTTAAATATTCAAAACTAAAATTTTGATCTACTTGTAAACCAGCTGGCATTATAACACGATTATATTCATCAACTATTTTTCTAGTTTCATAATGTTTAACACTAGCAATAACAGAATCCGATCCATATTTGTCTAATAGATACGCACGAAAATCATTATGATCTAAAGGCCATTGATCTCTAATATTTGTAATATTGTTAGATGTAAGTATCACCCAATCTAATTCAGAATTATCATATAGTTTTTCTGCAAGTATATCTGGTCTCATTCCTTCTTTCACATAATAATAATCAAAAGCAGTGATTGCTTGATCAACATCAGATCTTAACTTTGATCTCTTAAAGATATTTTTAACTAAAATCCTTTGCTCTACCTTATTTCGATTGGGTAGAAGTGAAGGATATAGTATGTTTGGTAATTCTTGAAAGTATGCCATTAGTAACCCACCGCATCGATTGGAACTGGAAGAAGATCTTTTCTATTGGGAGAAAAGTTAAGATCATTTTCATCATAATCTGTATCGAAGATTGGTTCTAGTTCTGCAAATCTTAATGTTAATGTGATTGCAACTGGTTGTCCATCTTCATATGCATTCCACATTCCCTCTGGTGTGTAACTCACCGCAGCACCAGTACAAGCACAAGTTTTAATTCTTAAAACAGAATCGTTTCTATCAATACTATTAAAGAAATTTGCTTTTCTTTTGGTTGTTTTAAAATGTATGTCAAAAACATTAGGTGTCCCTAAGAAAAATGATCTACCACCACCCGTAGAGTTTGATTGTTTCTTTGGTGCCATACCTTGTTTAAAGAAACGAAGTATATTATTAACTCTGATGGCCTCTTCTTTACTACGAGGACTCATCTTCCAAGCAAAAGTAAACTCTCTTAATGTCGGTGAATTAAAGAGTAAAGCAAGGTTATTGTTAGGAATTATTCCTTGACCTCTTGCTAAAAGTGCCTCTGGAGATACTTGAAACTGAAGTGCACTTAAAATTGTAGATCCCAGTACTCCCCTTGCAAGAGTATTAATATTTTGATTACTTATTACATCGGGTATTGCTTCTCTAACATTTTTAAAACCTCTACCAATAAATTCTGATGACCCTGATGTAATAGCTGATATGGCATTTCCTCCTAATACAAATGGATTGTTAACATCTCTGTTGTTATCAAGAAAAGTATCGAGTCCTCTTAAAAAGTCACCTCCTACACCAATTGCTCCTTGTGCAAAAGCAGCAGTTAATGCATTGAGTTGGTCAGGCCCCCAAGAAACGTTGTTTGAATCTGCCAAACTATTCGGCATTGGTAACTTAACTAGTCCGAGTGCTTTCTCTTTAGGTGTTCCAGTTGGAACTCCCTCTGTAAGTGTATCTACAACTTGTTTTGAAGTAGTGCCTCCGTCAGGAAAAAATATGTCTTTGGAAGGTGGTCTGAATGTAAACTGATTTATTTGTATATAATCCTGTGTATTACCATAGTCAGCATCTATTGGATATTTTAAACCACGAAGACTTAGTTTAGTTAGTATGGCATCTACTCTACCAAATTCTGGTGGTTCAAAATTAGTACCTGTATTTGCATCTTGTTTTTCCTTATCATCTTCTGAATTATCGTTCTCTATTTTATCACTAGTCGCTATTAAACTATTTTGCACTGTATTTGGATTTGTTTTACTTCTATTTCTGTAATCATCAATTAATGATCTTTTAAGTTCATTTTCTACTTGAGTTAAGTATGCATTTTTTTCCTCATCTGAAGAGTTTTGCATTTGTTTTGTATACCAACTACTACCAAGTTGTGTAAATTTATTAGATTCAAAATCATACAAAGGAGGGAATTGATCTGCAGTATTTTCATTAGCACGGGAGTACGTAAGCACTGCATCACCATTAGCATTAGTGAACAATGAGGCTTGCTGATCTCCAAATGCGTTATCATTATCTTGAAGTTGGGAATAAGGTGTAAGGTTAACCTCTTGATATGTGCTATTATATTCGTCTACAAATTTAGTATCAACAGTATCTGTACCCGCAATTGCTCTACCAGTATGACTATCGTATGTAATTCCACCTACGGTGTATGTGCCTAAATGTGCCATTTAAATTGAATCCCAAGCCTTTTGTGGTGATACCCTCTGCCCATATTTATTAGAAAAATTCTCAGTGACTAGTTGTGCAACACTTGCATACTCTTCGGGGTCAGGTGGAATAATAAAAATATCTCCGATGTTATTTAAAAAATATCGATGTAAAGTCTTCTTTGGTAATATGGCACCTACTTTATTTATTAACCCTTTTGCAATCCCATCACGATAGTCTGGATTTAGATAATGTAAATTACCACCAAGCATTTTATCTGCCTGAAAGTCCATCACGTATACAAGTGGTCTACGATCATAGTATGGATACTTATCTGGAAACTGAGCAGTGTATGAGAAGAAACAAAGTTCTCCAACTTCTGGTAAACGAACGTCTGCAGATTCAGAAAGTTCAGAGTACAATTGATTTGCAAACCAGTTTGGGCCAGTTACTACTTCAATTTTTGCTCTTTCTAATATTCTCTCTCCGATAGTCATTTGATACCTAGATTATCCTCGGTCATAATCTTAAATTCAAAGTTACGATCAGCACAGAACTCTCGTGCTGCTTTCCACTTTGCCTGATTGACTGCGTATGTTTTAACAGAGTGAGCCCATGCCTTTGTTCTTTTCTTTGGATTGGTGCTCGGCATCTTTGTTTCTTTCTTTGGTTTAATTTCTACCACCATAGTTCTTTTGTTTCCTTTCTTGTCAATGTACTTAACAAAAAAATCTGGAAAGTAACGATGAATACGGTTGTCAAGTGGAGAACGGTAAGGAATCCAGAATTCTTCTGATTGCCACTCACTTACTGTCTCATGCAAATCACAGTAGTTCATAAACTTTCTTTCCCACAAAGACCTATAAATAATATTTTGGGGATTCCCTTTATACTTTTTCGGGTATCTTGGGTAATACTTTCCTTTATATGACATACATATATTATCAGGAACAATTTAGAAACTATTTAGATGGCAATAAAATCGGAAGACTTACACTTAAGTATACCCAATGCGAGTCCGATATTTTCGAAACTAGCAATATCAACTCAATTTAAAGTTGCTCTAAATCTTGTGCGTAGAAGTCAAGTTGGAGACAACGTAGGATTATTTGAGTACTTAACTAATTGTGGTTTGTTTACTGATACTAATTCCACTGATCAAAAATATGATTTCTTATGTTCTGAAGCATCTTTACCTGGTTCTAACTTTAATATTTCTGAAGAACTTGGAAGTCGTCAGGGAATGACAGAGAGATTTGCATCAAGAAGAATATATAACGAATTTGATTTAACTTTTTATATTGATGATGATTATAATACTTTAAGAATGTTTGAAGAGTGGATGAATTTTATCAATCCAGTTTATAATGAATCAAATGGAAGGTATGATGGAGCTGGAGGAAGTCAATTAGGTGCGTATCAAGAGAGAAATACATATTCAAGATTTAGATACCCAGATGATTATCGTAGAAAAGTATCGATAACTAAATTTGAAAGAAATTTTTTACAGAATCCAAATGATAAAAATAATACTTTTAATAATATGCCATTGTTGACATATCATTTTATTGATACATTCCCAGTGAATATTAATGCTGTGCCTTTATCTTACGGAGGCAGTAATATATTGCAAGTAACTGTTGTTTTCACTTATTTGAGACATACAATAGAGAAACATAGTAACTTACAAACGACTGTAAGGGAAAATATTACTAATGGACAACAGACACAAGTGAATCCACTTAGACCAAAAACAGTTGGTAATGAAATCTCACCAAGCACAAATGATCCAAATCCAACTAAACCAGTGGGATTCGTACGTGGTGAACCATACTATGGGCCTTTTCACGTTCATCAAAAATCAGATGGTACAGTTGTTAAGATGGTTGGTGCAGTTCATCTTCCTTATCCTCACTCTATAATATATGATACAGTTGCAGAGAGTTTGCCTGGTAGTACTATTGTTGGTGATCCAGTCACAGAGGTTAATCCTCCTGCACAAGAACAGGAACAGCAACAAGAGCAACAACAGGAGCAACAGCAAGAACAAGAGCAGCAACAGGAACAACAGCAAGAGCAGCAACAGGAGCAACAGCAAGAACAACAGCAAGAACAACAACAGCAAAATAACAACAACCAACAACAGCAGAACCAAGGTGGAGGATCACCTTACTAAAACCTTGCTATATACAATACTGAATAGAATATTATGCCTTTACCACAAATAGCAA